TCTGGTACTGGTGACGGTCTTCCCGGTGCGTTAGCACTGTGTGGGGCCGCCGAAGGTGATGCTGCGATCGGATACGTTTCCGCCGCAGATTCTCAACTGGGTCCGATCTACGCCCATCGTCACTTTGATGAACGCCGCAACACGACGTTTATGAAGGCACAGATGATGGTCGGTGCCGATGTTCTGGCACCGTGGTGCGCAGGCGTGATCCAGGTATGACCGTCCTGACCGGCCACATTGGTGGTCGTTCTGGCTCAACGGGACTGGGTCGCCTTGGCCCAGTCCCGCAAAACACGAACTCCAATAGGAGCATTTTCAATGGCAGTAGCAACTGAAGGCGAAAAACGATTCGCCGAAGCGCGGGTCAAGCTGATCCGCACTGCGGGCGATTTTTCTGACGAACACTACGTTGATTCCAGTGGCGTGCGAAAACCACGACTGGCCCTCAACTGGAAACCCGACCTGATCGGTGGCGACATTGGGAACCACTTTACGGTGTCCGGCACCAATGCCGGGGCAGTGACGCATGTGGACCGCATCGGCGGTTGGGCGCAGGTCGTTACCGGGTCGTCCGACAACGACGAGGCATACGTCGCCTCAACCAGTCAGTGTGCGCTGTTCGACACCATCCATGAGTCCTACTACCGAATCCGTTTGGACCACACGGTGGCGACGGGTGCAGGGAACAGTGCCCTCGTCTTCGGTGTCTCCGACACACAGGGCGCAAATCTCATTGTCGACGCTGGCAATGCGTTGGTCTCATCCTACGACGGCGCCCTCTTTGCCAAACTGGAAGACGGGGCGTACTGGACGTGCAACAGTAGTAATGCTGGGACACAGGTTCAGGACACGCTGGCGACCGAAACCGGCAAATGGGCCAACGGCGACGAGCATCTTCTTGAAATCCTGTACCACCCCAACGACGGCACGACCGGGAAAATCTTCTTCCTGGTCGAGGGCGTTTGCGAGGCTCGGCAGGACATCACCATCTCTGGCCTGCAAGAGATGAACGTCGTGTTCGGAGTCAAGGCGCACGAAGCAGTCGCGCAGACCCTGTTCTTCAACGACATCGAAGCCATCGCGTGGACGGCAAGGCCGGAAGCGGCATAATCACCCCTGCGGCTTTCGCACCCTGGCGGCAGTGCAATCTACGCTGCCGCCAGGGTTTTCCCACGGAGTACAAAGATGCCTCTTGCATTCGGAATGACCTACAAGTGGAAGGCAAACCCTTCCGGTGACTACGAATTCGATTTCGACGTGGGTGGGACACTAGCGGATGGTTCCCAGTGGCAGGGAGCAAAGGGCGACCTGCGATTTGCCGCACCGGGTGTCAGTGCCTCCGAGCGTCCGACGATATGGGCGGGCAAATACTACATCCGCAGTTACGTCGACCCGAGCAGTGCGCCATCGGCGGACAAGGTAGCGACCTGGCACCTCGGCACGTCCGACAGTTCCACGGCGGGAACCAGGAACGACGGCGGACTCAGCGGAGCTACCGAGACCTACGCCAACACGCAGGACTCTCGACACGACAACATGATTTTCCTTGGCAACCATACGTTCGACAACTCCGACGTTGCGACGTGGGCCACGCTTCCAACGCTTGAACTGTTGCCCACCCCGTACATCATGCCCCTCATTGACAACAATCTCGGGCAGACCATCGCCGACGAGGGAATCGAACTCTGGCTCACGGAAATCCTCGATGCGAGTTAGCACACAATGCTGACAAAATGGACCCCCGGCAGCAGACCGGCGGAAAACGAGAGTCAAGCACGCTATCCGTACCTATGGCGTGGTCTGTCCCTCGCCATTTACCCTACTCTTACGGGAGGAGGTGGATCCACTCTAAAGACGTTCGGGAAGAAAGCGTTCCGGCCCTCATTGCTCAGCGGAACATACTCCTGGACATACACGCCGCAGGGAAGGTCCTTCCACCCTGACGGCACTGATGGCTATCTGGATACCCAGGACAGTTCCTTTACCAACGAAATGGATAAGGAAGGGTTTTCGGTAGCCATGCACTTCGACATGTTCGGTGCCAGCATGGCCAATGCCGAGCGGTGGTGGGGTGCTGGGGAATCCGACACGCAACCCGGGGTTTTCCTCCGAGTAATAAGCCCGTCCGGAACCACGTCCATCCTGAGAATGCAAGTAGAGGACGACGCGGGCGTGCAGGAAAGGATAAACACCTCGGAGGCTATGGAAATGGGGGATGGACCCCACTGTTGGCTGGCAAGGTACAACTGGAGTGCGGAGAGCTACGAAATCTATTGGGACTCGGTTCTTGAAAGTGCCGACGACACGGTGATGGGTGGCACGATTGGGTCCGTTGCCGGGGCATCAAGGTCGATCTACATAGGTGGGCACAACAACAATGGGTCTCTACTGCAACCGATGAGCGCAGGGTTCATCATGTGGGCGTGGTACTCCCGCCAACTGTCCCGCAGGGAAATCTCCCTCTTGGGCCGTGACCCATTCGCAATCGTGCGAAGGAGATCAAGATGACCAAGAACGAAGCGGTTCAAAGAATGATCCGCCTATGCGGAGGCCGCCCGACCTCGGCAGCAGACAGTCGCAACGAGGTACTGGCCGGAGACTACCTGGACGATGCCCACGACCTCCTTGTCCAACTTGGCCTGCCAACGACCCGCGAGGACAGGGTGGAGCTAACTCCCCACAGTTCGTCCAAGGAGATTACCAGCACAGAGTGGGAGGTTGGCCTTACTGCTGACGATGACGTTCTCGCCATCTCCGCATCCGGTTGGGTGTCCGACTCCACGCAAAAGATGACCGTCGAGATGCGAGGTGCCAACCTGTGGCAACGGGACGACTCGGTAAGTACGGGATCGCCCTGGAAGAAGACGTTCGACGACGAGATCACGGTGGTCCGGGTTATCAAGTTGCCGTTCGCAGAGCATTCCCCCACGATCCAGCAGTACATGCTGACCTGGGCGGCGAGGGAATACTGGGCGAACCAAGCCTCCCCCAAGACGGTCGACAGGGATGTCCGGCAGAGGATACACCTCGCTATCGAGACTGCGTACCTGAGAGCCAAGATCACTGCGGAGAACGAGAACGCCGAGAAGCAGCGGGCAAACCTGCTCGACACGGCGCAATCACTGCGTATTCGAGGAAGACGTCGCCAAGCGGCGTTGATCTATTGAAGGAACTGAGCAATGGCCGTCCTTGGAATGTCCCTGGTTGACGCATTGAACGAAGTCCTTCGCTCGGTAGGCGAGGACCACATCACCTCTGCGCCGGGAGCATCGGACACCGGCCCCGACAAGGATGCTGAAACCCTCCTCCTGAGAGTCACCCAGAGACTGATGACCATGGGGTTCCAGGAGAACACGGAACTGGCGAAGGCATACACCCCGGATGGCACGGGTCCCCAGGCTGGCAGTGGGGCAGGGTCTGCGGATTCGACGGCGACCTACACCGTCAGCAGCAGGACAATCACCGCGACAGGTGCCTACTCTGGATATACCTTCGGTTCCGGGGACTCGGTCTACGTCTACCCCATCGAAAGCACGGCAAACGCAATCGTCGAGGGATACCACCCGATCGCCTCAAAGACGAATGCCAACGCGATCGTCCTCCAATCCAGTATCTGGGTCGCCGACGACGTGTGCGGAGTTCGCGCAGTCGGGCCACTGAAGGTGACGGTTGGAACGGACATCCTTCGGGTCCGGTCTGCTGGTCCATCCTCGTACCGCAAGTTGGTCCTCAACGCTGGGCAAGTCGTGTACGACGCTGATCGAGGCACGGACACGATGGACAATGACGACACGATCTACTTGGACGTGACCAAGAACCTCGGGTCAACAGCGGCGACCTGGCCGAACATAAGCCCGGACATGAAGGAGATGATCGTTTCGTGGACGCGACTGGAGTACCAACGGTGGCGGAATATGCTCACCGACCGGGACACGCAACTCCTACAGGAACTGGCCATTGCCGAGTCAACCTGGGCACGCAACGCCATGGAGACTGACAAGGAAATCCAACCCTTCAATGCGTTCAGCGCTCTACTGGCCCAGACCCGCGCTGCCTCGCAGACGGCACGGTAGGAGTCGGCTATGCCAAACGCACCGCACGTCTCCTTGAAACTGCCGATTCTGTCCGGCGGGATTAGTGACCAACCTTCGCATATTCGGCATCCCAACCAGGTCGAGGACGCTACCAACTTCGTATTCCACGTCGCCGACGGTGCTACCAAGAGGCCAGGCACTGAGTTCTTGGTCTTGCCCACCGTTCTTCCGGATGCCACTGGCTCGGGATCAGCAGTACCCTCCGCGCCTGGGACAGCACCGGCCACCTGCACACACGGCGATCACGCCTCCAGCTACACGGTCGCCTATGCCATCTCCGGCACGGACCCAGACGGGGCATCCTTTGCCCACAACAGCCTGAGTGCAACCGTGGCGAAGCACGCATCAAAATGCGAGTGGTCTGCTTCCGACGATATATCGTCTGGTGCTTTTACTGCGTACATACTTCTACAGTTGGACACCACTCTCAGGGTTTGGGCATTGACGTTCCTGATTGTTCCCGCTTCCGGCGCGACGAGTACCGCGCTGTACGGGGTGAGCAAGGCACCGAGTGGTGCCGACCCGGACAACGGAACATACCCCAACACAGCGGCGTTCTCAGGGGGTGGCTACACCATTACCGCTACGACAATATCGGTGAGTTGAAATGGCCACATACGACCTTAGATTGCACGCCATACACCGGGACGACACCGAGAGGTATCTAGTTATTCTCGGCATGGGCGACCTTGAAGTCCTGAACGCAGATACAGGTGCAAGGGCATCAGTGACGATACCTGCTGACGTCGCGACCTACTTGTCGACTGGAAGCCCTGCCGCCAGCGACATGCGGGCCGCGTCGATTGCAGACTTCACGATCCTACTGAACACCAAGGTGACTGCCGCACTATCGCAAACGATCACCTCGTTCACCGTCACGGACACGGTCGACACATACACGAAGATGACCAGCAGGCTTCCGGCACCAAGCACTTACTACCGGACCACGGCAAACGACGGCGCCAATATCGCTGGGCACTACCAATACCTGTTGGCGGCGGCAGATAACGGGTTCGGGTATTGGTCTGGAAGGTCGCCAGCCTCGTCTACGATCTGGTCAATCGCTCATAACCGCTGGGTCAACTCGGCTTACAACCCCATGGGGTTCCGTGTGCGATGCCAGAGGAAGGCACTGACCCTAGAGGGACTTGCATACGATGCCACCGGGAATGGGGAGGGGAACCACCATCTCTCCAAGGCGGGTGCATTTAGCAGCTACACCTTTGAGGCAGGCGACGAGATCCACATCACCGGAACGGGAGGTGCCTCTTTGCCAGTGGGGTGGTATCCGATTGCATCGAAGGTTGATAACGACGCGATCCTGCTCACAGACAACGGGGCTAGTGGGGTCAACTACAGGAACGCAAGTGACGACACGACAGCATACGCAGACTCTTCCGGCGACAAAGCCGACTGCGATGCGGACGGGATCACCGTTTCCGGGGAGGCCAACGAGAACTTCAACTCCACGGCACCCACGGACATGGACAATGTCGCAGAACGGATACAGACATCTCTTCGCGCAGACACGGGCTTGGAAAACATCATAATCCAGTGGGACGAGGAGAACCGAAGGTTCATCATTGTTTCCCCATTCCGTGGGACTGGAACTTCGGTCGTTGCCACCTACCCGCCTGACTCTGGGACAGACCTGACGACGACTGGACCTGGTGGTACTTCATACCAAGCACCATTCAACTTCACAGCATCCCACGGGGGTCTAGCTGTCGCGAACACCGTAGGGACCGGATCACCCTCAACTGACGAGGTCGACATCGGGGACAGGTGGGTGGCAGTTCCGGCACCTGGAGAGGGAGACCATACGTTCGACGAGACAACCATGCCCGTCCAGTTGGTGAGGACGACCGTGGATCCGTTGGTATTCACTGCGTCCACGATAGATTGGAAACCGAGACTGTCGGGGTCGGAGGAAACCAACCCATCGCCCGGCATCCTATCCACTGTCGATGGCGCTGCCGCCGACATCAAGTTGTCCGACGTATTCTTCCACTCCAATCGACTTGGCCTCGCTGGCGACGAGATCGTGTGCTTCTCCCAGGCGGGAGATCACTTCAACTTCTACATGAACGATGCGTCGAACCTCGTTGCGTCCGACCCCATCACCGTCACCCTGTCCTCGACGCAAGTCACCCTGGTGGACTTCGCCGTGCCGTTCAGGGATACGCCACTGATATTCACCAAGTCGGGCCGCCAATTCGAGATCACCACCGTCGAGGG